TAGGCATAACGCAACCGCATAACTTAATCGACTTCTTGCGAAACAACACTTCGGTTTCTACTTCTTCACCCACAATCAATGGTCCGCAGGACTGCGTTGAAGGTTCGAAGAATTTACAGGTGCGACAAATTTCAAGTCGTCTTTTGTACTCATTTGATTTTGCGAATAACATTGGCTCGTATTTTAGTTTTAATTGAATCTATTGTGCGGTATAAAAATACCGTTGGTATTCCTGTTTGTTTGGAAAATTCTCGGTAGGTGAAACCTTCGAATATGTATTCTTGAAATATCAATCGTTCGAACTCAGTTAAGCGACTTATAAGAATATCCAGTTGCTCGTTTGTCATTCGTGCGCCCAACCAAGTCTTGTCGACTTCGTGAGCGTATTCTTTGAAGTCCCTGCGGTTTCTGTTCCAGGCAATTGTTTGGCGGTAAAATGGCGACGTTGGACTATTGACGGCTAAGTACATAACGCGTATAAGATAAAACTCGAAGTCGCCTGTGTCGATTAGATTCTCGATGTGCTTCGAACCAAACATAGACAGCAAAGAATCGTGAAGCAAATCTTCGTAGTAGTCCTCGCCTCGCGAAATGTTCTTCGCAAGTTCTTTGAACTTTTTATAGTTTCCTTCTATGTAATGGTCAAGTGTCACATCTTAAAGTATTCATCTATAATCTTAATAGCTTCGTCCTTTCCCTTACAAATATAGGAACAATACCCTCTGTTTCGTAATTGTTCCTGCCAACGCTTCTGCTCAGGTGATGCGACACCACCTTTTTCTTTCTTCATCTCAATAGCAAGACCGAAAAACGATCCGCGTGGTTCGTAAATAAAGAGGTCGGGGAAGCCTTTGATGTATCCAGTACGCTTCATTTTTACCGCTTGCAAGTAACTCGTTCGCATTCCACCCGCAGAAGCGCAATAAAGTGCGTCGGGATATGCTAAACGTAGGTACTTAATTACAATTTCTTGTTGGTTAGCTTCGCTTTCGGGTGTTGCTTTACGCTTCACAACACTTTTTTTATAAGTTTTTTTAAAAGTTTTTACGTTCATTTTCAATAAGTTAGATATTTTTACGAAAAATAATTCATTTTTTTCTTGCTATCTCAAAAGTTTAGCATATATTTGTCAAACAATTAACAACAACACCAAAGATAAACAAAATGAAAACAACAATCGAACAACAAAAAGAAATCCTTACAAATGTTGCAGTTGAACTTTTACAAAAAGGTCAAGATTTTAAAATCGTTAACGACTATTTGAATCAATATGTAATCAATAGTCGATTCGATAGAGATATCAATGTTGATGCAATACGTTATTTAGCAAAATGCAAATTAGGATTAATCTAAAATATCTTCCCAGGGGCGCGGCTGACCAACGCGCATTAACTAAAACCAAATAATCAAAAACAAAACACAATGTACCAAGTAACAAAAACAACACACATCGCAGGTCAACCAATAAGAATAGATTGGTCTTACGAATTTTTAACCGAGAAAGAAGCGGTTGATTGCATGGTTCGTCACGCTAACGCAAACGACCTTGAAATAAACGACCATTACACCGAAGCATATTCAGAAGGAAACAAACCCGAAACACTTATAATTGTAAACCAAATCTAAAATGAAAAAAACACTACTCTACATTGCTCTACTATTCGGGGCAATGTTAATCGCAGGAACGATTGACGAACAAACAAGAATCTTAGAACAACAACCAAATCATTATTCAAAATGAACACTTACGACACTTACGAAATATCACATCAAATTTTTGATGAATTAAATAGAATTGATAATAATCTTTAACCCCAAATCACTACACAAAATGAAAGACACCCCTATTTTTTTTACAAGGTCTGGAAGTTTTACAATACAAGAATTTTTAAACACAAAACAAGAAAACAAAATGAAAGTAGAACTAATTCAAAAAACCACGCTAACCGATATGTACTACAAGATTGTAGTCAACGGAGAGTTTCACATGAGCTACAACGACTATGACGAAGCGGTACGCGCTTACGACAAAATCAAGTCAGCCATACCACGCGAAGAAGTTATCTTATCAAAAGAAATCTAAAACCCAAAAATCAAATGAACAATGAAAAACACTATTACGCAACTCCATTCCTTTTCGAAGAAGACGTTCAAGAAATTAAAGACGCAATCGTTATCGCACAAAATTATTGGGGTGATAAGAGAATTGGAACACTGGATTGGAATGATTATTATCAAGCGCGAATTGAACAACTTGAACGAGTATTCAACAAACTTGATTCAGCGACTTTCAAAGAACTACCAACACCACCAAAAGAAGAAATCTAACTTTGTTTGCGTTTATTCGTCAGCGAACGCGTACAACCTAACGCACAACGAGATAAGCGCGAACATCGAGAAATGTCAAAAACTTTCAGAAGCGCGTTGGAATGACAACTTAATTGAATACATTTGTAACCACTAAAATCAAAACTATGTACTGTCCAAAAATCACTTACTGTTTTAACGACGACGATATACGCACGTTGAACAAAAGAATCAAATCAATCGCAAACAACTACAACGACGACCAGACAGGTTGGTTCGAAGTTAACGAAGAACAACATCTTGTCTTCATTGACGACCTTGACAATATGTACACTATTAATTTGCGCGGTCGGTTCTTTCGCAACGACGATCCTGAATTTGACCTTGACTTCGTCACGTTAGAAAAGGACGGAATCAGTTTTAGCTTCGATGTGAACATATTCGACGACCATATCTAAAATGGGTTACTACAAAAGACAAAGCGAGCAAGAACAAATGTCTGAGAACGAATGGTTCTGGCAGAACGAAGAAACGAAGCTCGCAAACAAATTTGAAAATTATATAAATCAAAACCAAATAAACAACATGAGCATAATTGCCCAATCAAACAACAACAGCGCAGGTCAAACAGTACCCGCAGGAACACATGTAGCACGCTGCTACCAAATCATTCACATCGGCACAATCGTCGACACTTACCAAGGTGAAGAAAAACTCGTTAACAAAGTTCGCCTGGTTTTCGAACTACCACTCGAAACCGCTGACTTCGGCAAAGGCGAACAACCGTTTTCAATTGGTCGCGACTTTACTTTGTCGATGCACGAAAAGAGTGGATTGCGTGCATTCGTTCAATCTTGGTTAGGAAAAGCAATGTCCGATTCTGAAGCGTCTAAATTCGATATTGGTACTTTGCTCGGCAAAGAAGCAATGGTATCAGTAATGCACCGCACATCGAACACAGGGCGCACTTATGCAGACTTGAAAGGAGCTTCACCACTTGCTAAAGGAATGGTTTGCCCACCACAAGTTAACAGCGCGTTTCTTTTAGACTATGACAGCGAAGACTTCGACCTTCGTTTTAAGATGCTTCCAGAGTGGCTACAAAACAAAGTGAGTTCTTCTGCTGAATTTAGCCAACGTTTAGACCGCGCTGCGGATCAAATGAACAAAGCGAAGGCAATGTTGGAACAAAGCGGTTTAGTTCAGTCAACGGACGACACGGACGACACGGACGATATGCCGTTCTAAATTAATATGAGAGGGTTGAAATATACCCTCTCTAATTTCAAAAACCATACAATCAAAACACAATGAAAAAATTAGTAACACTTGAAAACCGCGTTGAGAAACTACTGAAGAAGTACAAATTTCTCCGCAACAATAATAAAGCGCTTTGCGTGAAAGTTTGGGAACAACAATTCGACGAACGCAAAGATATAACAAGCAACTTCTTTGCTATGTATGAAAGCGGAAAGTACGTCAGCGCGGACAACATCACACGCATTGCACGTTTGGTTAAGCAACACAACGTTGAGTTGAGAGGAACGAACCACGACGACAACAAGAAGAAAGAGCAGTTGATTAAACCACTATTGAAGAAATGAATAAAGCAATTTATAAAACTCCGTTCGGTCGCCTTGTCAAGATAAACTTCAAGACAATGGCTAACTTCAAGAATGTTCTTAGAATTAGCGATCCAACGGCAAGGCTTTACGTTACGCATCCAGAGCGAATGAGAATCAAAGACTTCAACAACATTTGCCTTCACACAGGTCTTTCTCGCGAAGAAGTATTCAGCACCTTTACACCAACCAAATTAATAAACGAAGAAAATGACTAACGAGCAGATTAGACAAGAGATGATTGACATGATTCCTTTTAGACACATGGAACGCTTCGAAACATTGTGGCTCATGCTAACGCCACGATACGAAAGATTAACGACGCAGCAAATAAAGATTCAGCAGGAACTGGAGAATGAACGTGAAATGTTTTGGTCAGCATTGGAAGACATTACTTGCAGCGTATTGGGAATACCTTCGCAGCAATTGTACACACCAACGCGACGACGTGAGATTGTAACGGCACGACAAGTGATATTCTTTCTTATTCGTCCTTGCTACCTGCAAAGCTATGAATCAATCGGGAAGCATTACGGCAAAGACCACGCGACGGTTATGCACGGAGTGAAGCAAGTAAGCTGGCAGATTGAGTGTGATAAGAACTACGCAGCCAACGTCGAAAGAATCTGTTACATCTTAAATGATATGGGTTATGCTAAACCAATGAAGTTTTATACTAAATTTGTCGAGCATTTAGAACATCAAAAAGAAATCAAACTTAAAAAACAACTAAAAAAATGAAATCAGAACTTATCTTTTGTCCGAACTGCGAAAGCAAAGAACTCGGAGAACGCGTAGACGAAGTATTGCGCGACCAACAACTTGCCGATTGGGACGATGCGTATCAGCTCGTCGACGACGACGGAGAAATTAAAGTGTGCTTCGATTGTCAAGACTGGGACGACGCAGACGACGATGCAAAAGGCGAAGGGTGGGACTAAACTAAAAATAAAATGATGTTAATACTACAACTCAAAAAGAGAATTGAGATTCTCGAATCAGCAATGAAGGAACAGGAACAAAAGATAAACGACATACTTATTCGCTTGTCCGTTCCAACAGCATCTACGCTAATAGCAAAAGAAAAGAAGTCGCCATTTAAGAAACCAACGGTTGTCGAGATATTTGAATACGCTTGCGAGAAACTAAGCAACGACGACGCGCTGAAGTTCACAGAGAAATTCCACGCTCACTACGAAGCGAACGGTTGGAAGGTCGGAAGGAATCAAATGAAAGACTGGAAGGCTGCCGTTCGTAAATGGGACTTGTCTACTTTTGTAACTACAAACCAAACAACAAAAATCAAAAATGGAAAATTCGATTCCGATGCTGCGCAACGCATCTTCAACGACGCTCAGCATTACACAAAGGGTTGATCGTGCGGAGCGTGAAAGCGCGTTCGTTGCCGATTACGAACTACCTGCGTTCGTTAAACTTTGCTCAAAGGTGTGCGCTATGTACGGCATCGCGTTACCCGAAGCGCAACTGTTGCAAATGTTGCATGAGTTTATAGGTAAGCACTTTCGTTGGGTTACATTCGAACACTTCAACTTAGCGTTCGAACTAAACGCTGCGAATGAACTGTCAAAGAAATGCGAACATTTTGGAGCATTGAGCGTAGTGTTTATTGGTGACGTGTTGACGCACTACAAACCACACCGCGACAAGGCCAACCTGCAAATTCAAAATGAAATCGCGGAAGCAAAAGAACAAGAATCAAAACAACTAAAAGAAAAAGAAATGGCGATAAACGACGATAGCTGGAGAAGAATGTTAGCAGAAGATTTGCACAACTATAAAAAAGGAAAGTACACAGTAATTGAAATTCGTGCGGTGTCTTTGATGAGGTGGTTGGAAGAAAGCAAACAGATAAACGCTGACACCTTCACGGAAGAAGAATACCGACTGTGCAAAGCGAACGCGAAGAAGAACATTTATTTCGAACAACAGCTCGTTCAGTCAATGGTTGAGCGAATGAGCGACAGAAAAAGAATGTTGCTGAAGGAATCAATTCGCTTTGAAGGAATGCGTGAGTTGTACAAATTATACTTGTCGAAGCAATGAATCACGGCTCGTTGTTTAGCGGAATAGGTGGCTTTGATTTAGCTGCTGAATGGATGGAGTGGGATAACATATTTCACTGCGAATGGATGCCTTTTCCACGCAAAGTTTTAAGTCATTATTTTCCAAACTCAATCAGTTATGAAGACATCACAAAGACAGATTTCTCTATTCACAGAGGAGCAATTGACATACTCACAGGCGGATTTCCTTGCCAACCCTACTCAAGTGCAGGTAAGCGACTTGGGAAAGAGGACGAGCGACACCTCTGGCCGCATATGCTCAGAGTCATTTCAGAGATTAAGCCAACCTACGTTGTGGGCGAAAATGTTCGTGGACTTACTAATTGGAACGGGGGAGTGGTCTTCGAAGAAGTGTGTACTGACTTGGAAAATCAAGGGTACACCGTACAACCGATATTATTGCCAGCTTGTTCCGTCGGTGCGCCACACCGAAGAGATAGAGTTTGGTTCGTCGCTTACAATGCTACCTACTCCAATAGCGGGAGATTGGAAAGGTCAGAAGAGGTCGGACGGAACAGCATCAATGTTGAGTGGGAAAGCGAGTTTGGGACTGCTACCAACTCCGACAGTATTCGACAGCACGAATGCGAGTGCAACAATGAAGAGCAGCCAAGTAAAAGAGGGATCAATGTACTCAATGACACTTCCGAGAATGTTGAGCATGGGGCTTCTTTCAACTCCAACAGTGAGCGACTCAAAGGGAGCGTATCCTCCGAACTCATTGGACAATTTTCCAACGAGAAGAGTATCAATGAAATCAATTTATTGTCAAATGGAAGAGGGAGAGAAGAACTATCATTCGAAAGATTCCCAACTCAATCCCCGATTTGTGGCGGAGATGATGGGATTCCCACCGAACTGGACGGAATTACCTTTCCTAAATGGCGACAAGAATCAATAAAGGGTTACGGCAATGCAATCGTTCCACAAGTAGCCTATGAAATTTTCAAGGTAATTGCTGAAATGGACAGGTTAGAAAAACTACAACTAAAACTATTTTAATGCAACCATATAAACCCGAATACCTGCCGCGTCAAGTTGAAGCGTTGAACTACTTGAATACCGACAGCATCGTTGAACAGTTATTATACGGTGGCGCGGCAGGTGGTGGCAAGACGAAGTTCGGTTGTATGTGGCAGATTCAACGCCGTTTGAAGTACGCAGGGACGCGTTCTCTTATTGGACGAAGCAAATTAGACACGTTAAAAAAGACGACGTTAAACACGTTCTTTGAAACAGCGCAAGACTTTGGTTTAGTTGCAGACAAACACTACACTTTCAACGGGCAATCAAACATAATTAAGTTTTTTAACGGAAGCGAAATTGTCCTAAAAGACCTGTTCACTTATCCCTCAAACCCCAACTTCGACCAACTTGGATCGTTAGAAATCACAGACTACTTCATTGACGAAT